CCCCGTCCATGAAGCAATATCGCACTACGCCGTCACGCTCTTTTATCGGGAACCCATCCTCGTCTATCCACCAGTCGATAAACTTGCGCAGCCACGAGTCGGGGTCAGGGTTGCACGTCCCCCAGAAGCGGTTAGGTATTCCGTAAGCATTTCGGTTACAAGTTATTAAGTATTTGAACTTCTTATATTCCATGTGCGTGATCTCGTCAACGCCGATGTAGCAGAACTGTTTACCCTGGAAGCGTTTAACGAACTCTTCGTAGTTGTCGCCGTAGTAGTTAAACTTGAGATGTCCGCCACGGTAGAAGTTCCATGTCATGTCAGTTAATGACCTGTTATATGTGCCGAACTGCGAGTACAGGTTGTATGATTCGAGGACAAGACCGTCCAAGTCTGGTTTCTCATTACGCAACAAGAGGCCGTTGAATTGAGGATGACGAATGTGGTACAGCGCCTGCATTAGCAACGAGAAACTCTTGGCACCGCCGCGGTTCCCGCCACCTATCATTATGTCAGCATCCGCCATGAGCATGTGTTCTTGGCCGCCAGATTGGGCTATGATGTTGAGCGGGTTCGCCTTTTTTCTGTCCGCGTCCCGTAATGACTGGATGTATTCATTTGTGAAAATCTTCTCTCCAGTCGGTGTTTTTAATCCTGTATATTTCTCCACGATGAATATTTTTGCGCAAATTTATGCAAATTTTCCGCATACTAATAATTTTTTGTATATATTTGCAAAGTTTATAAACGATTTCATTTATGGATAGAGAAGAACTCAAAACCAAAATCAACGAAGTACTTGGAAGCACCAAGCTGACGTTGAGCGAACGCACCATCAACGACTTCCTTGATGACGCGCTTGTCGGAATCACCGACGACGACGTCACCGACGATTTCGTTTCCCGCAAAGCCAACATGCTCAAGAGCATTGACGGCAACCTTCATTCAGACGTGTCCGAGCAAGTAAGGGTCTATATGGACAAACTGCCCAAGTCGCAAGAGCCAAAGTCGCAAGAGCCAAAACCAGACACCAAGCCAACGGGCGACGAAAAGCCTCAAGAGCCTGCCGATAACGGAGTATCTAAGGAGATTGAGGAACTGAAGAAGCGGTTGAAATCTTTCGAGGACGACCGAAAGAAGGCTGACGAAGCGAAGAAGCGCGAGAAAGAACTCGCAGAGTTGAAAGATGCGTTCACGGCGAGATTTGATGAAGCCGGAGCCAAGGTAAACACCTACATCCTCAAGCAGACGTTGCGCGATTTCGACGGTGACGGAAGCGTGAGCGACAAAGTAAAAGCCTTGGAGGGAAAGTATTACGAGAACCTGAAAGAAGCGGGTTTCGACTATGACAGCCCGATGGCTGGCGGCATCAACGCCAACAACAGCGGCATCAAAAGCAAGCGTGAAGCCTTCAAAGAGGAGATGCGCAGCCGAGGGATGCTGCCCAAACAAGATAAGTAATACAAATAAACAAATTAACTATGGCTTTAGGAACATTTAACACTATCGGCTCGGGATCGGACCAATTCGGCGGTTCGACCCACGTCTGGGCGAGAGTAGATCGTGTCATCCATGGTGGTCGCAAAATCAACGTGACCGGTATGGCTCCTGGCACCGTGATTCCCGCCGGTACGTTGGTGCAGTACACGTACAACAGCGAGTACGCCACCATCCTGACCAGTTCTTCCAATCTGTCGGCAGGCAACCATTACGGCCTCATCTTCAACGATGTGTGCGTTCCCGACAACTGCATCTTTGCATCATGCGCTATCGTCACCCACGGTGTCGTTTGGGCAGATGCCATCGACGTGGCTGAGGCACAACAGCAGTACATGCCTGGTATCGAGTTCATCCGCAACCACATGGGCAACATCATCTACAGCGTTTCCGCCACCGTAAACACAGGTGCCACCCTCAAGGGTTCCGCCGACAACGTGCTTGCAGGTAGTGCTTATCACGCCACCGTAGAGTATGCTGACGGCTACGAGAAGAACTCCCTCACCGTCACCATGGGCGGTACGGCAATCAGCACCACTGCTGTCAACACCGCAAAGACCGAAATCACCGTTCCTTCGGTGACTGGCAACCTTGTTATCACTGTAACACCCAAAACAACCACCTAAAAGAAAGGAGAATTAGATTATGTTTACAAGAGATTCAAAATTCTACGACCTTGTAGGTAAAGGCTTGGCCTCTCTGGGTTACACTGGCAACGAGGCTTTGCAGCTTTTCGTTAACGATATGTTCAAGGAGAAGTACGACGCCGAGCGCACCTTCGCCGAAGTCGGTTTTCCCCTGAACCCTGACCTGCCCTTCCGCCCCACCTACGAGCAGATTGAAGCAACCGTACGTCCCTACACGATGGCAGCTTATGTTGACATCGATTCGGATGGCCCCAGCAAGAGCACCGACGGATTGTCGCTCAAGAGCGGCGGTCTGCCCACGTTCAAGCATGAGGTAACCCTTGACCGCAAGATTCTGCGCGAAAAGATGATGTTGGCCGAAGCGATGCGCGGCACCAACAGCGAGATTGACAGCGTTATTGTCAAGTTGCTGTTCAAGGGTCTTGATGACCTTCTTGGCGGTAACTACAACACCATGCTGTATCAGCGCCACCAGGTTGTTTCCAACCTCGGCCGTCTCGTTATCGACGCAAAGAACAACCCCTATGGTCTGCCCATCGAGTTAGACTTCGGTGTTGACGCTTCGCACATCTACAAGAGCGATTGGTATTCTGTTGCTGTTGACGGCACCATCTCGCAAGAGAGCGGTGTTACCGGCGGCACTGTTTCCCCCGTCAAGGTTCTGCGTGACATCAAGCGCAAGGCAGAGGTTCTCGACGGTCTCGGCGCAAGCCACTGGGAAATCAGCAAGAACACCTACAACGCCATTCTTGAGATGCCCTACTTCCGCGACCTGTACACCATCGCTCTGCGTCCCGACATCGACGCTGCCAACCGTGCAGCCTTCGGTGCCACCATCGACGATGCCACCCTGTGGGCCTTCATCCAGGCACGCATTGGCCGCGTAGAGGTTATCGACGCAGTCGCCACCGTTGAGCGCATCAACCCCACCACCCACAAGACGATGTTCACCACTTTGAACTCGTTTAAGGACGGTGTGTTTGTTCTCGTTCCCGACGGCGAGATTGGCGATGTTCAGTGCGGACGTCCCGTTTACATGGAGACCCCTGGTTCGCGTGTAGCCCTGTATGACGGCGGCCGCACCCTCATCCGTCAAGTCTTCAACGACGAGAACATGATCCAGACCATCAAGTCTGAGGTGACGGGTCTCTGCGTTCCCAACAAGACCCGCTGGTTCTACTATGTATGCGTAGGCACTGGCGCTACCGTAACTGGCACTTCTTCGAGTGCAGGCACCTTGTCCTACCTTGTAGGTGATTTCATTAGCGACGCTGCGTCGAAGGCACAGGGTACGCTCTAAACTAAAACGCCATGTATAAAGACTGTCCAGCAAACGATTACGGCCTGTCAGGAATGACCCTTTTGGATTATTTCGGCGGTCTCGTCAACGCCCCCGTGTCAGCGGAAGGCATCAGGACAATTCTTGCGCGACGTCTCCTCGACCCTATTGACAAGTTTGACGGGGTGACAAGAGAGATTGAGCTCGCCACAGCCGACCTGTACAAGTGGATTGCGACATCCCCGTACAGGGTCGGTTCGACTGGCGACAGCGACAACGGTTGGGAGCACACCTCCGCAGGCTGGACTCTCACCGATGCAGACCGCAAGTATTACCTCATGCTCGCCAATGACATCTATGAGAAGTATGACGAGCCAACAGTCGGCAAGTCCGTGATAAGGATCACCAACCACGGTATCCGTCACACCGACTTCCCCTTGTTCGGTTGTTGCGGCAGAGGAAAGAATCACCACAGCAGTTAAAAGTCATGCTCGAAGCCAAGCCCATAAATCCGCGTTTCCCACATGGTGTGCGCATCACGAGAGCGGAAGCCGCCTCTCCTTTTGACGAGACGGCAGAGCGCACATTGTATTGCGGATGCGGACGAGCCTACACCGACACAACGACCACAGGCGACAACAACGTCGATATGAACCGCAGGAAATGTTCTATCCCGGTACGTTTCGATAAATGGAAAGAACCCGTTCTTGACGGCGACACCATTACCGTTGTCAAAGGCACGTTGAAAGAGGTCGGCAGAGTGCGTGATTTCGAGCCAGACAACGACCGCACGGTCATTTATTGGGAACTTGTAAGAGTTTAAGGGTTATGGCAATCACGAGGAACACGTCACTTGAGCATCAGTTCAAGGAGTTGTTGAAAAAGAACAGCAGAAAGGTCAATAGCCAGGCTATTGCCACTGTCCGCGCCATGCTTCCGAAGTGGGCAGACCAGCTCATTCGCGATGCAAGCGGATTCAACCACGTCACGGGTAACACCATGAACGGGTTCTTCGTAGGAGCCTACATGCCTTTCAACAGCACGATGCAACTTGTCGGAGCCGCCTTCTCGAGTGACAAGGTGGAAGAACCGACCAGGCCGACGCTGAAAAAAGGCGAGATGTATGACCTTGATGTCTATTGGGGCGGCAAGCCCGTCGAAGGCAAGCCCTTTGTTGGTATCTTCGGGACGCGCAACATCTTTTCTTTCGAAGAGAGCATGCGTTTCCTCCAGAGCCACAGGCCGAGCATTTCCCCTTTGGCGTTCATCGTCGGCAATAGCGTCAACTATGCCAAGTTCATCGAAGTCCACAAGAAAGGCAACCTTATCACCAAGTTTGCCGATGACAAAAAGAGAGAAGGTTGGATTGTAACCATGCACGGTAAGTGATGTTAAGCGTTAAGGAAATATTGAAGAGCATGTACGATGCCGTTGAAGGTATTGCCGACAAGACATACCTCCAAGACAGGCCCAAAGCAACAGACGACCGTATCAACAGTTATATCGTCGTAGAGTTGCCGTCGAACCTGTCGAGCGGAGTCATCGATGCAGGAGTGAGCGACTATGACGACTACACGTCAACGTGCCGTTTCACCCTGTTTGTACGCAACCGCACAAGAGCCGGTAACATCAACGAGATAGACATCAACAAAGTCGATGCGTTAATGACGTCGCTCCTCAATATTTTCCCTGTCGCTGACGGTCATGTACAGATTACCAGTCCATCCGTTGTTCTCAGCGGAGACGACGAGAGTGGTTTCCATTATATCTTTATACAAGCAAGATTGCGAACGATTTAAACATTCAATAAACAGATTAACTATTTTTTGTTATGGCAGTAAAAATTAAAACCGATTTGAAGCTCGTCATTGACGACCTTTCCATGCTTCTTGTCCAGAAGACTCCCATCGAGGTTGGCACCGGTAACACCATTACCATCAACCCCGACTACGAGTTGCCTGTCACCGTTGACACTCTGCAGACCACTGGTGGTGAGCCTACCATCAGCCACTACAAGGTTATCGGTCTTGATGCTGACTGGACTTCGAGCTCGACCCCTGGCGAGTGGACTGTACAGTTCACCGTTCCCACCATGCACACCGACGTGTTGAAGTTCGCTTTCGGCGACGATGCCGTAGTTGACATGGGTTCTATCACCAACAGCGGTGTTGACAGCGACAACCATCTTGTCATCCCCCAGGGCAGCGGCGAAGCCTGGTCTGGTGTCAAGGTCGGTCTGACCGCCCACAAGATCACCTGTTCGCTTGTTATTACCAACGGCGCAAAGGACAAGCTCGTCATCTTCCGCACTGTGGACTTGTACGCCCACGTGATGAAGGAAGCCAACGGCGACCCCTATTGCATCCAGTTCAACGGTACCGTTACTTCTGACGGTAGCAACGACATGATGGTTCTGACTAAGAACGCGGGGTAACTCCGAGCCAGTTATCGGTAAGCAGTACATCGCCGTCCCTGCCAACAAGTTCGAGCCGTTCCTCGCTGACAGTAAACTTCAACCGCAGTCTCACCAGTGCGGAGAAGTCTAATTTCAGAGCGACGCTCGGTGTTGGAGACTCGTTAGTCTCAGTGACATCAGAATCGTACACATTGATGAACAACCAAGTTCTTTCAATCGACAGAGGCTCGACAATGCAAGTAGGCAGTTACACCATCAGCGGAAGTGTGTTGAGTATCACGCTGCAAACGGCCAAATTCATCAAATCATTCGCTCTTGGTTAGACGATGGCTGGCTCGTAAATATGATTATGCAAGGGTGCGTGACAAGGGTAGTACCCGAAAGCGCGCCCTTTTCTCTTAACAATTCAAAATGGCAAAAATAGAACAACCGACAGACGAATACCGCAGGCTTCTTGACAGTGTGATAGAGGCAGAGCCAGAAGAGTTCGAGTTTAGGGGCAAGACCCGTAAGATGGGTTGGCTTCACAAAGGCACCGTACGCAAAGCCAGCCACGTCACATCGAAAGAAAAGAGCCCGTATAAGCAGCATTGTAAAGTGTGTGCAATCATGCTCCTTAACAATGTTTGGAAGATACGAGCCTTCTACTGGCTGTTATGGCGGTGGTGGTATTACATCTCCGACCTTGATGAAGTTGACATTCTCAAAGTCCTTGATGCAGGTAAAAAAAAAGTTCAGCGGGAGGCCTTCTTGCTGAATACCATGTTACTGACCGCGATGACGGATCTGATGATGACGATGACGAAGGAAGAAGCCGAGTCTATCCAAGCCGCACATCCTGGGGCGTAGCCTTCTCGTTAGCCGAGAAATACCCCTTCCTTTTCGAGCGTCATTACGGCATCAAAGCGTATGACTACTGGTGGGGCTACAGTGCCGCACAGATAGAGCTCATGGCAGTTGACCAGCCGCTCATCGTCCGTCCGCGTGACGAGAGCAAGCCAAAGCCCCACAGCAAGAAAGAGATGGAGCGCATTGCAGAAGAGTGGGCAAAGCGCAAGGAGAGCGAAGAAAGTCTCGTCGGCAAGAAGATAAACTTAAACGATTTCTTAAATTCATAAAGCAAAGCGATGGCAGACAGTGAATTTGGTCAGTTGTGGGCGGAACTCAACTTAAAAAACGAAGTCTCTCCGCAACTCCGTCAGATTATAAACGACTTCAAACTCGTTGACCAATCCGTGCAAAGGACGAAGAAAGCCTTACAGGAGTTCAGCGAAGTAGAAATAACCAAGAACACCAACGAGATTGAGAAGAATTGGCGCTCAGTCCGTGGCGCGGTCATTGACTACAAGACCGAGATTGACAAATTAAAGGCAAAGCTCAAAGAGTTAGACAGCCTCGGCATCGGCCGAGAAGCCAATGCGTACCGAAAGTACGAAGAAGAGTTGAAAAAACTCATCAGCCTGCGCGAGCAGCTTATGCGCCGCAACAGGCGAGGAGACATCATCGGCACTGACGACATTACACGATACAAGTCTGAGTTTCAAATAGTTAAGAAAGAAATAGCCAATACTGATGTACAAGCCAAGCGTCTTGTTGACACACAAAGGCAGAACATCTCGGCGGTAGAGAAGATGGTGGCGCAGTATGACAAGATGGCCACATCCCTTGCAAGCTCACGCCAGACCGCCCTTGACAGCGGTATGACGAAGATGGGCACGCAGTACCTCGAGAACACCGTTCAACGCATCAAAGCCGTTGCCGACACCTTGCGTCAAGCATTGAGCAACCCCGCTTCGCTGACCACAAACATGGTGCAGCAGATGTCCGCGCAGTTCGACCAGCTTGAGGCCAGGGCGAAGCGACAGGCCGAGAGCATACGCACCCAGATGTCTGCCCGCATGCTTTTCTCCGACAGCACGACCGCGGTAGCCACTATGGAGACTGCCGTTGAGCGCTTGCGCAACAAGCTGCGCGCCCTTAAAGAAGACAAAAAAATCACCGTTGACACCACGG